TTTTCAAGATGAACAACAATCTAATTCTTCGGATGGGGACGAATCTGACGATCGCGAAGAGACCAATAATTCTAGCTCTAATGGCGACGATGAAGACACCCCATCTGAGGATGCCGATAGTAATGTAACAGATAAAGATAAAGAAGAACCTAATGATGATAACGCAGACAGATCATTAACGGATGATCTTCAAAGAGTTTCAGAAAGAAAACTTGTTGATTTAGACGAAACAGGTCGCCAACAAGTTTATGCTAGAATGCCTTGCAAAGAACTAGTTGATATAGCTATAATTCCTTACGAAAAATTAACCGAACAAAGACAAGCAACTATAAAAAATACCGAGTTCAATATTGAGAAAGAAGGTATTTTAGAAGGTTACGAAGAATATATGATCAGTGTCAAAAAATCTGCTAGATTTGCAGTAAAAGAATTTGAATTACGTAAAGCCGCATATCAGTGGCAAAGAGCCGCAACAGCAAAAACCGGATCTTTAGACATGAATAAAGTACACGCATACAGGTACGATGAAGAGATTTTTGCAAGAGTTACTAAATTAGCTAATGCTAAAAATCACGGAATGATGATGTTTATCGATTATTCCGGATCCATGAGTAGAACTATACCTCAAGTAATTGATCAATTAATTCATTTAGTAGTCTTTTGCAAAGCTATTAATATCCCTTTTGATGTGTATGCATTTACCACAGGAAATAAATTCTCTCAAGAAATGAGAGAATTATATAGAGACGGCGACTTAAATTTAGGCGACTTATCTTTACCCGTTTTAATTTCTTCATCCCTTAAGAAAGCACAATTTGAAGATGCTTTAAAAAATCTTTACATGAAGAAACAAGCTAACACATATCAACGTCGTACTCATTGGGATGATCCAGCACCAAAATATTGGTCAGATTATTCTTTCTCTTCTAAATCAGAAGAATGGGGATCAACACCTTTAAACTTAAGCCTTATACTAGCACATGACATGGTTAAAAAATTCAAGGCACGTCATAACATAGATAAAATGAATCTTATTGTTTTGTCTGACGGTGATTCAAATATGCTAAGAAGTTTTGATTCTCATGATAAAGAAACTAGAGCTCTTAAAGTTGAAACCTCATGGTCCGCCGGAATGGTGATTGAAGCCGGTGGTAAGCATCTTCATCTGAAAGATTCAGGTCGAAGAGCCACTAGACAACTTTTAGAAAGCATTCAAAAACGATATAACGTGAACACCATAGGATTTTTTGTTTCAGACAGTCACTATGATTGGAGATCAAAATTAGGTGAAGCCGAAAGAGATGTTACAGAAAGCTACCATTATGTGGACATGGCACAGTACAATAAAGAATATAGAAAGAACAAATGTGTTAGATTTAAAGACACAATAGGTTACAATGAATTTTATCTTGTTAAAGGTGGAAAAGGTTTTGAAGCCGATACGAGTGAAGAGGACTTCGACGTAAAAGAAGAAGCCTCTAATGCACAAATAAGAACCGCATTTAAAAAGTTCTCTAAGAATAAAAAATTAAACAAAGTTCTCATGACTAGTTTTGGAAAAGCAGTAGCATGAGATATAAATTAAATAATAAAAAGGAGTTAATATGAGTCATCCATCAAATGATGCCCTAGCCAGCCAAGCTGAAATTGAGGCAATAGAATATTATATCAATAAAGGTATTGATCACAATAATCCTGTATTCGACAAATTAGTCGATAAAAAAGCAGAAAAGATATTCGAAGAATTAATGAATCGTCCAGGACCACACGGATAAAATATCAGTTTACTTTTGTCAAAAACTGTGGTATAATAGTACCTATGAGTGAAAAATTAATACCAAATTATAAATTCAATGAAGGGGAGCTTATAGACGAGCTTCGATCCTACATTGACGGAACCTACTATGAACATTATTCAAAAGATAAATTTCAGGCAACAGAATTCATTATTGACGGAGGTCATGGTGAAGGTTTTTGTGTAGGTAACATCCTTAAGTACGCCCAACGATACGGCAAAAAGGATGGGTACAATAGATATGATTTAATGAAAGTATTACACTATGCTATTATGGCATTACATGTACATGATCAAGAACGAGGTGAAGATGAAACTATCAAAACATACAATTGAAGTCTTAAAAAACTTTGCCGCGATTAATCCAAATATTGTGATTAGTCCTGGCCAACAACTTAAAACTATCGCAGAGGCAAAAAATATTTTAGCATCTGCAGAAATTACCGAAGACTTTCCGGAAGAGTTCGGGATCTATGATCTCAACGAATTTTTATCCGTTATGAATTTACTCGGAGATCCAGAACTTACGTTCACAGACAAATTTGTGACAATAACATCTTCCGGTCAAGGATCCGTCCAGTATTTCTTTTCTGAGAAAGACATTCTTACAACTCCTACAAAAGAAGTAGATATGCCTGACCCAGAAGTTTCTGTAAATATAAGTGAAGCTTCTTTGAATCAAATTAGAAAGGCCGCGGCAATTTTAGGTCACAACGAACTTGCACTATCCGGTAAGGATGGTGTTATATCAGCAAGGGTACTAGACGATAAAGATTCTACAAGCAATACCTTTGCATTAGGACTTGATCCTAAAAATGATTGTAAAAATGAATTTACTTTCATTGTTAATATATCAAATTTAAAGTTCCTTCCTGGTGATTACTATGTATCGATATCATCTAAATTAATATCATACTGGAGTAATTCAACCGTACCGGTGAATTATTATATCGCATTAGAAAAAGGAAGCGAATTTCATGTATAAATATACATGTAAAGAATTCTCATTATCATTATTTGATTATGAGGATATTAAGTAAGATGCCAATTATGGGTTTTACAAATAATAGTCTACTATGCATGGGAGAAAATTATGGCTGAACAAGCAGTAGAAACAAAGGAAGCACCTCAGCTTTCACTTCAAGACATCGCAACTAGCGTACAGGTAATTGATATCTGTTCTAGACGTGGTGGGTTCGAAGGACAAGAACTGGAAACAGTTGGAGCTCTTAGAACTAGGTTGGTTACATTTTTAAATGCTAATCGCCCAGCTGATGAAGCTGCACCGGAAGGCGCAGTTCCAGAAGTGGTTGAAGAAGCTGAATCTGTTGGAAACGGTTCTACCGAATCTGACGATTCCTAAAAGCTTATTGGTGGGGTAGCTCCCCGCCCACCCTTTTATTATAGGTTATATTATGAACAAAAATGAGACAGCAAAACTTATAGTTGCCTTGCAAAAAGGCACTGTCACCGTAACATTCCAAAAGGTAAACTCTGATGAAGTTAGAGTAATGCCTTGCACTCTAAACAAGAAAGTATTAGAAGCAAATGGGGTTAGTCCTATCATTGAACATATTAGTTCTGATTCTAGTCAGCTTCCTGTATGGTCTTTAGATAAAAATGCCTGGAGGTCCTTTATAAAGGACACCGTTCTAGGTTGGGAGGTTCATGGTGAATGAATTTCTTTGGGTAGAAAAGTATCGTCCAAAAACAATCGAAGATTGTATATTACCGGCAAACATTAAATCAACTTTTACAGATATTGTTAACGGAGGTGAACTTCACAATATGCTGTTAACGGGTACGCCCGGTCTTGGTAAAACAACCGTAGCAAAAGCACTTTGCAATGAATTGAGTTTGGATTATTTACTAATCAATGGATCAGAGGAATCTGGTATAGATACCTTACGTACGAAGATAAAACAATTTGCTTCGTCGGTATCACTCCAAGGCGGGTATAAGGTAGTCATTCTCGATGAGGCCGACTATCTAAACCCACAATCAACACAACCGGCACTTAGAGCTTTCATAGAAGAGTTTAGTGCTAACTGTAGGTTTATTTTAACCTGTAATTTTAAAAATCGTATAATTCCGGCCTTACATTCCAGATGTGCCGTATACGAATTTAATATTCCTAAAGAAGAACAACAAAGACTGGCTTCGGTTATGATGGCTAGGGTTATGATGATTCTATCGGATGAAAAAATAAAATATGATCATGATGTTCTAGCCGAACTTATAATGAAGCACATGCCAGATTGGAGAAGGGTATTAAATGAGCTTCAACGTTATGGAGCATCAGGAAGTATAGATACAGGTATACTAGTTCAATTGAGTGATTTAGCCATTAATGATTTAATGGTTTTCTTAAAACAAAAAGATTTTAAATCTATGAGACAATGGGTGACTGATAATCTAGATACAGATCCTGCCTCTCTTTTTAGAAAAATCTACGATAATATGAATGATTACGTAGAAACAGGATCTATACCTCAACTGGTACTAATATTAGGAGACTATCAATATAAAGATAGTTTTGTTGCAGATCATGAATTAAATTTAGTAGCATGCCTGACAGAAGTTATGGCAGGAGTTGATTTCAAATGAGTAGTGAAATAGTAGTATTTGAAACGTATATGGAAGAAGGAAAACAAGGCCCCAAACGCCTTTTTGTCTACCATAACGGCAAACATGTAAATTCCCATACCGCAAAAGGTGATTGGGATGTAAATAGAATTAAACAAAATTATGAGTCAAGTTTCAATGAATCCGTTCGAATTCGTAAAGGCGATTAATTATACCAAAAAAGATATAATGGTCGATGATCTCGCCGAAGAGGAGTATACTCCTTTTTTAATCAATCGATCACTCTCTTATTTTCCAGATACAGTATTATATGCTAACGAAATGAACCAAAATGGTCATCTCGATAGCCGCCTTCAATTTGATTTTTTTATAAATATTATTAGAAAACGAAAAAGATTTTCTCGTTGGTTAAAACCAAGTGAAATAGAGAATCTAGACGTTATAAAGGAATATTATGGGTATAGCAATGAGAAGGCTAAATCCGTTTTATCATTATTTAATAATAAACAAATTGAAGATTTGAAGAAAAGGATTTATAAAGGTGGAAGAACAAAAACCAATCAGTAGTTGGGCTCCGGCAGACATGTTGGAAATCACACTAGCTGAACCAGATGACTTCCTTAAGGTAAGAGAAACGCTAACTCGTATAGGAGTAGCTTCACGAAAAGATAATAAGCTATTTCAATCGTGTCATATCTTACACAAACAAGGAAGATACTTCATCGTACATTTTAAAGAACTTTTTTTACTAGATGGGAAACCTTCTAATCTAGTAGAAAACGATCTTCAACGTCGTAATACTATTACAATGTTGTTGGCCGATTGGGGATTATGTTCAATGATAAACCCAGAATTGGCAAAGGATATAGCACCGCTTCGTCAGATTAAGGTAATACCTTTTAAAGATAAAGTAAATTGGGAACTATGTCCTAAATATAATATAGGTAATTCTCCTCCAAAAAAGGAGTAAAACCTATATAAATATAATATGAGAGATGCCGCGTTGGGCGGGTCTCCATTAACCTTGCTAAATAGGAGGAAAAGATGATGACTAGAAATCTTAGTTTAACGTATCCACGTTCGCTATTTGTAGGTTTCGAACCTCTGTTCTCAGAGCTCGAGAGACTTACATCAGTAACTCCAGGTCAGGATAACTATCCACCTCATAACATAGTCCGAATCGACGATGAACATTTCAATATTGAAATGGCCATTGCCGGATTCAGTAAAGACGATGTTGAGGTAGAACTTAAAGACGGAACATTAACCGTCTCTGGTTCTAAATCTGAAGACGAACGCGACTACACGTACAAAGGTATATCATCTCGCAAATTCTCTAGGAGCTTTAGGCTCGCAGAGTATGTTGTTGCAGATGGTGCTGATCTAGTGGATGGTGTTCTTGTAGTTAATCTACAATTAGACATTCCAGAAGAGAAGCGTCCTCAAAAGATCAAAATAGGATCTTAATATATTAGGATTTGGAATTGTAAGCTCTAGAGATGCGTTCGGTTAGAAACTGTGCTTAGATGCAGGAACCCGAAAGGAGTAGGTTAGTTTCCTACCAATTCCATTTTCCTTTTTAAATAATGGTGTACAAACACCAAAAACTGTGGTATAATATACTATATTATGAATTTTTATACAAACGTATCTAGGTACGGTGAAATGATCCTCTACCGTGGAATTGAAAACGGGCAGAGGATGCCTCCCAAAAAGATTAAATATCAACCGACCTTCTTTGTGAGTGCCCGTAACGGTACTTGGACAGGTCTTGACGGCCTGCCCGTCGAACCACACAAAGAAACTTCCATGGCCGCGGCCAAAGAATGGTTAAGCAAACCAGTAGCCGGTCAACAAGTTTACGGCAATACTCGCTATCCATATTGTTTTATCAACGACAAATTTCCAGGCAATATCGAATTCGATCGAAGTTTAATTAATGTTACTAGTATTGATATCGAAGTAGCTTCGGACGATGGGTTTCCTCACGCCGAAGACGCCAAGAAGGAAGTTACCGCCATTACTCTTAAGAACAACATAGATAATACTTTCTATACTTGGGGTTGTGGTGATTACAATGTCAAAGAATCTATCATGACTACCAATCGTGTAGTCTATACTAAATGTAAAACAGAAACCGATCTTCTTATAAAATTTATAGAACATTGGACCACCGTAGCTTATACGCCGGATGTTATTACCGGATGGAATTCAAGATACTATGATATACCTTATCTTGTTCGTAGAATCGAACGATTGGTACCAGGAATGGAACAACTCTTATCTCCACATTATAACGAAAACTACAAAGGCCGGTTAGTAAGTTCAGACAGAAAGAACCGTTACTCAAATAAGCTTGCATACCAAATAAATGGAATAGAACAATTAGATTATCTTGAGCTATTCCAAAAATTTAGCTATCAATACGGTCCGCAAGAATCATATAGCTTAAATCATATTTCTTACGTAGTTCTAGGAGAACAGAAATTAAATTACGATGAACACAATAGTCTTCATGCAATGTATGTAAATGACTATCAAAAGTTTATTGATTACAATATAAAAGATGTAGATCTAGTAGATCGAATGGAGGATAAGTTAGGACTTATTACTTTAGCTCTAACCATGGCCTATCGAGCCGGAGTTAATTATATGGACACTCTCGGAACTACTGCCATGTGGGATTCTATTATATATCGTGATTGTTATGAAAGGAAGATTGCAGTTCCGATGCCTAAAGAAACTTTTAAGACGGCATATCCTGGAGGTTACGTAAAAGAACCACACATAGGAATGCACGATCACGTAGTTAGTTTTGATTTAAATT